ACACGAATATCGGCGGCGCAGCCACGTCGATGTTGTGATTTGTCTGAACTGCCCACTGCACGGTTGACCTCCGCACTGCGGAACGCACTATTCACGATGATGGTCTTGCCGCCCAACAGTGCCTTAATTTGTTCAAGAAAGTCAGCCAAGCGATACAGGTTGGCCAGTTCGTCTTCGTTGGGCATGTTGTCAAACTCGCGGTGGTCGGTATGGGTCAACTCTTCCAAAGTGAAATTAGGAGTCAGGTTCATTTCATAGTCCTCATTTTTTCGTAGGTGTCGATGCAGGCGTTGAGTTGCCGGATGGCTTGGTCGCCTCGGCTGGTGAGATCGACAAGAGCTTGAGCAACTCGTCCGTCAAGCTCGGCTCTTGTTTCTGTATTTCCGCTGGGAGCGGGGGCATCACTGGTGGCTGGTACGGGGCACTCGGTTTTGACAGGAATGAACAGCCTACGCTCGCCAGTGGCAAGATCAGTACGTAACTTGTCTTCTTTAATTTTTGCAACATTGTTGGCTTTCCTTAATGTCTGGGCGTAAGTTTGAGCGACTGTGGCCATGCGTTGTTCAGTTTCTCTTGCTTTGGCGTTTAGCGCGGCGATCTCAAGCTGCTGGCGCTCATATTCGTTTTGTTCGCCGCTGTAGTACCCACTGCTAAATGCAGCCAGCACCGTCAAAACAATGCCAAGTATGACGTACGGGTTGAACAGGCTCATTCGCCGGTCTTTCCACGGACGTAGGCAGTTGCCGCCATGAACGCCACCACAATCGTGCCCATGGCAGCGCAGTAGGTGGTGACCAAGCCGTTCAGGGCGTTGACCTTGTCCAGTGCCACCAGCTCGGATGCCAAGTACGCAATAAGCGCAGGGGGCGCAACCAGTGCTGCCCAAGCCATGATGCGCTGCTGGTCAGCCATCTTGTCCATGTTTTCAATTTGCATCATGCGCTCAGAGCGAGCCAACTCCGTGTCCGTCACCACGCCATCGTGGTCAGTGTCAAATTGGTTGTAGCTTGAGTCTTTTTCTAGTTGCTTACTCATCTTTCGTCCTTTCTTTTCGCTCGATCTCGCGTCTTAACCGTTCAACCTTAACAATCTCTTGCTTAACTTCATTCTTTGTTTCCAAGATGTCCAAATACAGCATTGCGCCCAAGGGCAGTAAGAGGGCTATCAACACACAACAGGCTATCCAGGCAATCATCTCTTCCCCCAATGACTTACGAACCACAACCACAGCCACAGGTAAAGGAGGAATATAGAAGTCACCACCACTGCTGCCAGCTTTGCTTGCAGGTTTCTTTCCTCTTGACGGTGTAGCCATGCGTCTTGCCTTTTCTTCGCCTCCTCCTTGAGTCTAGCTTTTTCCTGTTCCTCTGAGATGACTTCGCGCATCTTGAAGACTTCTGAGTACAGCGCGCCCATTTCTTTGGGCGATTGATACACCATAGTCTCTCGGATTTGAATGACCAACCTGTCCATTTCTTGCTGTGCCATCACGCGCTTGAGCGCGGCTTCCATCAAGTTCTGATCTGGATCGTAGACAGTTTGGCTTTTCTCTTCTTCCTCCCTGATGTGCGCGGCCAGTTGTTCTTGTAACTTGAAAAAATCGGTCAGGTTTTTGACAATGTCAATCTTGACCTGAGTCTCGTCAACTGCGACATAGGCTGACTTCTTTTTCGCCAAAGGCTTTGCTGTGGCGGCTGGCTTTGGCTTTGCACCAAAGAACGAAAGCAACTGATTCCAAAAGCCGTGAACCTCTTTGCCAATGGCGATGACTTCATCAGCCGTATTCTTGATCTCAACAAAGGATTCTTTGGCCTGCTTGTACAACTCGCAGCCAGCTTGGATGTTCTTGACCAATCCAGCCGCAAGTAGACAAATGCTGATCGGATCAATTTCACCCGCCTATGAGTTTGTTGACCATCGTGCCAACAAAGCCTGGGCCTAAAAGCACCGCGCCGATCACGATGTAGAGCAGATACTCAATGCGCGTCATGCGCTTGTCGCCTTCGGTAAAAGCCTTCTCTATTGCGGCGTAGCGTTCACTGCAAACCGCAACGTGGACGGCGTGGTCTTTTTCGATCTCGCTCATTTTGGATACTTAGCTTTTACCGCAAGACAGTCAGCAATGTATTTTGCAATTTGTGTTTGATCGCCTTTGACTACGCCGTCAAGGTAGTCAGTCATCGGTGGGTACTCAGCAACACGCTTTTGAGCGTAAGTCAATACCGGCGCGTTGGCGGCACGTAAGGTAGCAGCTTCTGCATCCGTGATCTGAACACTACCAACAGGAAGCAAATTCTTGTACTCGGCAGATAAAAGAAAGTGAACAGAATTGTCGGGGGCTTTGTAATACATGATCTATCCTTAACGAAGTTCAAACCAAGAGCTAAGCGACATCGTACCGGATGCTGAGTATGACCCGCTTGGAGGAACAATTGCGGTTACGCAACCGCCAAAATTCCCACCAGTTGCGTTAGATATTGATTGAACTGCCAAGCTATTTACAGTTAACGTTACGGTTGTGTTATTGGTACCGGTTGCATTGACACTTACTGAAATAGGTCTTCCTGTGGTGTTGTAGTAAGTTGTGCTAAACGCTCTGCTTGATGTAAGAGTTGTCCAAACTTGTGAGTAACCCAAGCTGCTCATGGCAGTCAAAGCCTGACCACCACACCCTTGGATAGTGCTAGGTGTTGTTGCCCAAGTGCCTGCCGTGGCTTGTGTGCTTTCAATGTAGCCAACGACACGGTAGGCCACGTTTGTACGGGCAGTGGTTGAATAAACGGTAGACGCGCTATCCGCAGCGCCAGCGCCGCCTTCGGCAGTAGTGCTTATCAACCCTGTTTCGGTCAAATCATTACCGCCCGAAATGTTGACAACCGCCAGTTCTACTGTGCCAGCATTGTCAAGCGCCAGCACAACGATTCGACTTTGTGTTGCGGACACTGTACCAAGCGTAGACCCCGACGACACGGTTACTGATATGGCAGATGTGACTGCTCGGGATACCACAGTACCACTGGTCAACGTGGAAGACCTAAACTCTAAAGTTGTTGGGTTCAGTGTGACCGTGAGCGCGTTAGCTGCCACAGTCGCAGTGATTGGTTTAATGGCAGACTCTGGCGCTTTGGTCAACGACCCACCACCAGAAAATGTAAGAGTGCCAGTAGTGGTTACGCCGCTTGTAGTGGTAGTAGTGGCGTTGACTGTAGTTGCGTTGACGGTAGTGATGTTGCCAGTGGTGCTGGTCAACGTGGTCACAGTGCCAGTGGTTGCGTTCAGCGTGGTGAATGCGCCAGTGTTAGGCGCAGTGCTACCGATAGGTGGTGGTGAGGCAAGCGAGGTGACCAAAGATATGTAATCAATGGGCGTGGCGATGTTGTCCACGGTGTACAGCAACACATCGGCAGAGGTGTATACGCTGAACTTGTACGAAGATGATGTAGCCAGCCAAATGTTAGCCTGCCCCAGCGAATTTAAGATAACCGGATTGGTGTTGGCCGTAGCAGCGGTGTAGTCGGTGTAGGTCGCTAGTGGCGTTGTTGTACCCGCAGCGTAGGTGTAGATTTTGCCGCCGACAAGAGGCAAGCCATCCGATCCGAAAATCTGCTGTTTGGGTGTGGGAGTTAAGCTGGCCATGTATTCACCTTAAATTTGTTATTCACGATTGAAGCCTCTAATTTCAACTTTTGGAAAATTAGTTAACGCGTTTTGATTTTCTTGCGCGGGTGCCAACGCGTTTTGCGTTTGCGTGATGATATTCAATTTGGTTGGGCTCAGTTGATTTTGAGCTTGGCCAAGTGCCCTAAGTACATCAATACGCTGGGATGCGGGGACTTTTTTCAGCAATGTTTGAAAGTCTTGCGCGGAGTTAAAACCTTTTTCAAGTTCTTTCAAAACGTTTGCGCTCATTCTGTCTTTTAAGATGTCCAGCATTTGGTTTGTCAAAGTGACTTTGACATCTAAAAAACTTGGCAAGCGAAACTTAGATTGGTTGGCTTCCAAAATTATTTTCATGGCATCCGCGCCAGCTTGGGTTTGACGCACCACTTCAGCGTCGCGCTTCAACTCTGCCTCAACGCCTTTGACCACATTCATTTGTTGCGGCGACAACACTTGGCTCAAATCAGAATACCGTGCCTCACCCGTGGCTTTCTTAAGCAAGGCAGACTCACCACGCCCCAACACGGTTGCAAACGGGCCTGCGCGCTCGCCCACGCCAAGAGGTTGCTCAAGCACGTTTGTCATAGCGTTCAAGACTTTGGCTTGATTAACAGGTGGCGATGCAGCGGCAAAAACTTGTTGCGCTTGTTCATAGCCTGGCAACGCTTGTTCAATTGTTTTCTTAACGTCAACCAAGTTTCTAACAATAAACTTATTGTCTTTGCTAGCAATTAAATCTTTGAGGTTGTCCAATACCGAAGACACTTGTTGCGCGCTACTGCTAGCTTCTAAACCAGTTTTTACTTGGTTTAGCGCAGACACCAGTTTGGCGTTGCCTGGGTTTGCGGCCAAAATTGTGTCAAGTTGTTGCGTCAGCGGCGCAGTGTTAATTGGCGTCAAAGGTAATGTAGCTGCGTTATAAAACGGTTTAGATACGTTCGTCCGCGCAATTTCTGCGGCTGTCAAGTTTGGTGTGACGGCTTGCAAGCGCGCCAAACGATCCGCTTCTTGCGCCGCTTGAACAGACAACGCAGCCCCAGGTGCGGTTTTAGCTTGGACAGTCTCACCAAGATACTGAATCTGAGGTGAAGTCACATCTGACAAAGCCTGACGTACTGTCATGTCTGGCGTTGCATTGGCCAACGCATTTTGAGCAGCAGCTATGTTCTGAGGTGTTCTGCCTTCTTCAGTCAGCGCGTTACGCACAATGTTGCCTGCACGGGCTGAAGCGCGTTGGCCAGTAATTGCGTCTACTACGTTGCCTGCGCCTTTTGCGCTCAAAGCTAAACCGTACCCAGCGGCGGCGGTAACAGGTGCTAAAGGGTTGGTGTATGTAGCGGCAGTACCTAGTACTTTTGAAGCCGCAGGCGCTACGCGAGCAGTTGCCGCCGCACCGCCGGTAAACAACGTAGATAGATCAGCCGCTGCTCCGACAGGGTCAGTTGCCAAAGTGTTTTTCAACGCATCTACGCTACCGTAACGGTCTTTAAACATACCGCCAACAGCGTTGGCCGCGTCAACAGCACGTTTGGCTGCTTCGGGTTTGTTGTCAATTTGGTTGACTAAATCAACAAGGTCTTTGGGTAGTATGTTTTGTAAAGCGCCAGCGCCAACATCTAACACACCCGACACTGTTTGCACAGGGTTTGTAATGGCAGTTATTAGACCTTTGTAAAAATTGGCGGCGCTTGTACCTACGTTAGCTAACGCTTCCCCTGGCACATCTGAAAACGACCGTCGTTGTGCAGGAATACCGCTACCACCGCTTGGCGCTGGCTTTGCAGTACTAAGATCAAATCCACCAGTTGCAACTGGCGCAGCGGTGTTAAGATCAAAACCCATTATTTGACCTCTTTAAACGATTTACGATCTGGGCTTACCCATGCTTTGTTGCCTGCGGCGTCACTTTCAAATGTCCAATTATTGCCAACGCCTGCTGGACGCGGTGCGGCGCTTTTAGCGGATGACAACGGCGGCACTATAACTGGCTCAAGAGAAAGACCTGTTCCTTCAGTTGCCGATTTAGGTAGTTGCTTGACACGTTTGTTCCATGCCTCTGCACTACGAACAGCCGCTTGATGTTGAAGTCTAGCCAATTCGGTGAGCGTTTGCGCGGTAAGCTGGATTGTGCCTCCAGCAATACCTTTTAAGAAGTTAAGATCTTTATCTGTGAAGCCTTGCCCTGTACCTAAGTTAGCGCTTTGGATTGCGTCCAAAGTGCTTTTACCTGTAGCGGAAATAAGTGACTCAGTGTTGGCAATTTTTTCTTCGTTGCTTGCACCGGCCACATTTAACGCGCGCGCAAGGTTCAACTTGACATCCGCAATAGGGCCTGTGAATACATTGCCTTGGTTGACCAAATCAATAATTCGATTGGCGCTTTCTGCCAATTGAGGCGCTTTCTCAGCAGTGGCCATTTTGGTAATGTCAGCCTCCGCCATTTTGCCTGCAAACTGCTCGCCAAATTTTTTCTCGGTGCTCTGAGTAATGTTGGACGCGCCAGCTTTAGCAATTTGTTTCTTTTGCTCAAACACATTAGCAGGCAACGGCACATCAGCAAAAGTGCCAACGGGCTTAGGAGCGCCGCCAAGCCCAGGTGTTTGGAACATCTGCGTTTGGCCACCTTGGTCAATAGTACTTGTAGTTGGCTTGTTCAACTCTATAAACTTTTCAGTGCCGAGTTTGGATCCGTTGATTAAATCAACAAAGGCTTGTGGGCCTCTAGCAATTGCGGCTTCAATTTGAGCGCGCGATTGATCTACAGTTATGCCTCGCGCTTTTAATGCAGGGCCAATGACAGGGTCTGCGTGATTGGCTTCATGCCATGCAATGTATTGTGCTGGCGCATTTGGGTCGGCAGGGTTAAGCGTATCTAAAAACGACCGCGATTGTTTTAGTGCTGCATCAAGCAATTCAGTTTTATTTTTAGTTAATGCTGTCGGCTGCGCTTTAACTTCACCTTGTGTCTTTTCAAGCAACGCCGCTTCTTTGTCTAGCTCAGTCAGCGTTTTTTCAATCCCAGGTAATTTAGAACCAAAGCCACCTCTAGCCAAAGTTTCGCGTAAAAGATTGCGGTCTATCTTGCCTGTAGCAGGATCGTAAGATTTTGCATACGCTTCGTTAAGCGCGTTGACCGTTTGTTCTTCACGCTTTGCCGTACTTAACTGATACTGCGCCAACGCATTTTGATTCTGCGCGTTTTGAATAGTCGCAAGTTGACCATACCGCGCAATTGGATCGGCTACTTGAATTGGTTGAACACCAAGAGAAATTCTAGGATCAATAGGCATGTTTAAATCCTTAACTTAAGATGTAGGGCGACCAGATGAGTCATACAACGGAATCCCCCCGCCGCCGCCGCCTCTTAGCGCGCTCAAATAATTTTGCCCTTGGTTGTAGTTTAAATACGTATTTAAACCGCTCGTCAAAGCGTTTGCAGTGCCGACGTACCCCGACGCTCTGGCCGCAGCCGCGCTGCCCATAGCATCGCCAACATTTGAAGCCATAGTTTGCCCTGCACTGCTAATTTGTTGGCCTGTAGTTTGGCCCATACCTGTCAACGACTGTAACGGTCTTAAACGAGCTTCACGCTCGGCCTGATAGCGGTTGAATGCGTTGGTGTATTCTTGCGACCCATAGTCTTGGCCAAAACGCTGAAGAGCTTTGCCAGTACCACCAGACAGCAAACCACCGCGAGCCGCAGCAGACCGTTCCAAGGCTTTCTGACCTTCGCTCAAGCGAAACGCGTAGCCTGGATCAGCTTGAAATTGATTCATATCAAAATTTCTATACTTTGACGCTTCAACTAATTCTGGCAACGCATTGACGCCAACGTCATAAAAAGGCTTTTGCCTAGCTACAGTGTCTTGGTATTGTTGATTCTGCAACTCCGCACTGCGATTCATTGCGTCAGCTTGTGTGCCCGCAGCTTTATTTGCCGCGTACCCTCCTATAAGTGAGCTGCCTACTACAGCCCCTGCGACCCAAAAAGTCATGTTAGCTCCTTAACTTTTACTTGGTTGCCGATGCC